GAAATAGAATCCTTCTTTAATTCCCTCCATCGGATGGGTGTTACATCCCTTCCTCCTAGGAATAATTTTCCTGCGAACTCACATGCTCTCCCCGAAAGGCACTTGTGGTGCGAAATAGGAATCTTGAAATCATCACAAAAGGAATAATACATATCCTTAAGAGAATCATTCCCGATTACTACATCATCACCCAATACGCGGAAAGAACTGCATGGATCTAATCCAAGCCACTTGCACATTGCAATCAAAATAAGATTGTGTGTTAAAGCAAAGAGAGGGAACGATGGATTTAAACCCATCGCCTGACCTTTGACAACGAACTTGAGTTCACCCCCATCCGAAACCGGATAACGGAAAAACTCGACCAAGTGACCTTGGCCCAGCTTCCGGAGGACGACCTCTTGAAGGCTCCAAGGAAAGTTCCAAGTAGCGTCTTTTAAGTCAACTGCATGGATAGGTCTTTCGGCAAGTTGAGCCTCGACAATGTATCGATGGCCACTAACTTGATCAAAGGTACAGTCAGTCGGTAAAGCCGCAAGGATACTCATTAAGTATCTCTGCAATGGTTTTAACTTCTGCTGTACTACCGGATTACCTACCAAAATCAGTCGGCTCTTACCACCTGAATCCCCTATAATGACAAGATTACCTTGCCATGGACGTTGGAATTCATCCAACATCCCTCTGAGATACAACGCAGCCTCAACTTGATTGGCTAGCTTTGACCCAGGCCCTCCTCTTGCTATATACTTAGCATAACTCCCTGTTTCTACAGGTGTTATTGCTACAGATTGGCCAGTTGGGCGGACCTCAACCTCATTAGGCACTTTAATCTTGGGACCAGGGTGGAAATAATCCAACACCTTTTCCAACAAGACAAACCACCTTTCGTTGGTTTGGTCACGTTCAACGGCCTCAGCAAAAACTGGTTCCTTAACCATTTCAGGTGGATCCAGGGGGCCGGGAATTGCTTGGTACACGTTGATGTAGGAAAGACACCTTGTTATTGCCACGAAATTAGATGATGTAACAGCATCTATTAAGGGCACAAACAGGGGCTTTAACCTCAATGGATATTTATACCCTTTGTATCTTCTAACACGATACCAAGGCAGGGAGAAATCAGCATTCCCGGCC